TGGCCCAGTAGTTGTTGGACCTAAAGATATTGATGCGGCAGTTCCTGTTGCTCCTTGAGGGCCAGTAGGACCAGCGGGTCCCTGTGCGCCTTGGGCTCCTTGGGCTCCTTGAGGGCCAGTACCTCCTGTTGCTCCCTGAGCGCCTTGCGGTCCTGTTGCGCCTTGAGGACCTGTAGCACCTTGGGCTCCTTGGGCTCCTTGTGGTCCAGTTGCACCCTGAGGTCCTGTTGGTCCAAGTGGTCCTGTGGGTCCTTGTGCGCCAGTTGGTCCTGTTACTCCTATTACGCCTTGAGCGCCTTGCGGCCCAGTAGGACCTGTAGCTCCTTGTGCGCCCTGAGGTCCTGTTGGTCCTGTTGGTCCGCCTGGTCCTTGTGCGCCCTGTGGTCCTGTTGGTCCTGTAGTGCCTATGGGACCTTGTGGACCAGTATTACCCATTGGACCAATTGTTGATACAACTTGCCAAGTATAACTATCGTAAATAAGTTCAATAGTTGTACCTCTAACATCAGCTAACAAATCATTAACTGAATTTTCAATTGTACTTCCGTTACCAGCAATAGTTAAATTATTTACTGTCCAATCATATCCATCTGTAATTACAACTACATTGCCAACTGAAGGTGAAGCTGGTAAAGTTATTGTAAATGCACCGGTATAAGTATTTGCAATTAATTGTTGACCTGATGTTGCAGTAGTATTTGCAGTAACTACTACCCAAGGTGCAGCCGCTCCTTGTGGACCTGTTGGACCATTTGATCCTGCGGGACCAGTACTTCCTTGTGGACCAATAAGTCCTGTATTAGCACCAACCCAACGACCATTGGCTGCAATCACTTGCGATGAGCCAACTGTTAGCCCATTCTTTATGATGAAGTCTTGATTAGATGCCATATTTTATATAGTCTTGTTAAAAAATGGAATTTTAATTTTCCCAAGGCAATGCTGGAGTAATCACGGGTGGATTAATTGCCGTGTCAATCTGTTGTTGTACCGCCGCTTCTGTAGCGTCCTTATCTACACCAGATGCCCAAATCCAACCAAGAACATCTTCTTTTGTTAAGTTAGCATATGGTATGTATGTTGATCCAGCGGCGTAAGTCACACCACAAGTTGAGTAAACAGATCCACTGTAAGTCTTACCATCTTGTACTTGTGTGCCACTGCATTGCCAGTGAACGGTGAATACGACATTTGTTTGCCCCTCTGCTTGAGGATAACAGTTCATTGCGCTGATGTTCCAGGTGATTGTTGACATGGTTTATGCTCCTTTAAGCGCCGCTACATCGGCTTGCAGTTGGGTGATGAGTGCTTGTTGTTGTTCTAGTAAAGTTTGTAAACTAGAGACTTGGGGTTCAGTCTGATATACAGGGACGGGTGCTTCTAAAAAAGCAAGGTGATGGGCTACCAATTCGGGAATTTCAGTTTCACTGTTTGCACAAAAAACATTAAAGTTAATTTTTTTCCCCAAATGTTCCATTGAAATATTATATCCAAATGATTGGTCTTGAATCTTGTTGACAGTATATTCCATTTTTTTCCTTAGGCTGTTGTTCTTGTTCGGACAAAGAAGAACCCAAATGTAGCAGTTCCACCATAAACATTATTAGTCCAAGTATACCCACCAATACCACTGTTATAAGCAAAAGATCCAGCTTGAGCAATGACGTTTGAAACTACAGTTACTGCTCCGCCACCGCAAAGGTATAGTGTTACGGCTCCATTTTGCCAATTATTCACTACTAGCATTCCTGACGCACTAGGAAAATCAACTGTGCCGCCGTTAGCAATACTGGTAGCTCCTCCAGTTACGTCAACTGTGTATTTACCCGGTGTTTGAGTAATGCTAAAGTTACCGCCTGAGTCAATACGGACACGCTCTCCCCTAACCCCAAGGCCGCGAGTTCCAAAAGTTAATGCTGATTCTCCATCACCAGTGCGTATTGCCGAGATTGCCGCATCTCCGTTGTTTCCTACTGCAAATTGAATTCCGGTGTAGGCTCCAATAGTTGAACTGGCATTGTTTATGTAGTAGTGAAGGGATGAAGTTTCAAAATCAGAAGATGAATACACTGTGTTCGAATCTAATCTAGTTTTGAAACGTCTTCCAGAAGATGTATCCCCAACTATTAAGTTACCGCTTGCATCAAGGGTCATTGCTTGGGTGGCGGTGAGCGCATTACCTGCTGTGCCAGAGGCGGCGTTAAACCATTGATGTTTGCCAGCCGATTGGTAATAATAAGAAACAGCAGATGAACTTACTGAATATTTCCAGCCTGTGGAAGAATAGAAAGCACCCGCCGTTACTACCGTGTCAACACTGCCAAAAGAAACAAGACCCGAACCTACGCCCTGCAGTTCAAACGATTTGACACCAGAACTTGTAGCACTAGGCGTAACACCCAACCCTAAGTTACCGCTAGAGTCAATACGCATATTTTCGGTAAAACCACCAGTCCCGTTTATTGCAGCCCATTTACCAAATGTAAACGCATTACCAGTCTTAACACCAATTGCAGGCTCTGCCCCTGAATGACCACTCCATAAGCCAACAAATTTTGAGTTATCAGAATTGCTGGCAAAAATATTTGTGCCTGTGCTAGTGCTTGCAGATTGAATTAAAAACGCATATGACGCATCACTAAATTTACCAGTTGAAGGAGATGTAGTCCCTACACCCAAGTTACCGCTGGAGTCGATAGTGGCACGAACTGTGTTGTTAGTAGAAAATTTTAACGAAGCGTTATAAAAGTTATTGATATTTGAAGAGCCATCTGTATTGTCATAACTTAAACGCAAGCCCTCAGTTGTCGATGCCCCACCTCCAACAAGAAGATATCCAACGCCCGAATTAGAAATGGCAAATCTACCCAATTCACCCGCCGTTGCACGAACATCTAATCGGCTAAGTGGCGAACTTATTCCAACCCCCAAATTTGTGCCATCCCAAACTAAGTTGGCAGATGCGCCTAATGAACCACTATTGTTGAATTGAATTTGTGTATTTGAACCACCAATGGCTGGTGTTGCACCTTGGGGACCAGTAGCGCCTTGTGCTCCTTGGGCGCCCTGAGCGCCTTGTGCTCCTTGTGCGCCTTGAGGTCCAGTAGCACCTTGAGCCCCCTGTGGACCTTGAGGACCAGTAGCGCCTACTATGACGTTACCAATTACTGTTGATAATCTTGTTGTTGCCAAAGTTCACTATCCCTTTGTTGATAAATTTTATTATGTCGGTATCAGAGTTATTGCTGTCTTAAATGTAGTTACTGCATTGTTTGGTGTAGCTAACAAACTTAAAGTACCAGTTGAAATTGTAGCGTCAAATACGCCCAATGTCGCACCAGTTTTAATATTACCATACTGAGACAAATACACAGTTGTTCCATCGTGAATCAAAGTCATCTCTAGTAATTCATATGATGAACCGCTAGAAATCTGAACGAGATATTTAGCTGAACGATATGCAGTTGTTGAGAATGAATCTAATGTAAATTGAGTAGCAGACGCAGTTGTTACAGCAGTAGATTCATAAACTGCATTCGTATTAATTGTTGCTACTGTATTTGATGTTAAACTTGAACCAATTATTGCACCGCTGGTAGACAATGCACCAGTCATCACATCACCAGCTTTATCAACTTTGGTAATTAGACCAGCGCCTACGTTTGCTTGATATGCTGATGTAACAGTAATAAGTCCAGCGCCAGTATTTGCTTGATAGGCCAATGTTACAGTATTAGCGGTTGATATTAGACCTTCACCAACGTTTGCTTGATATGCACTTGTGACTGCAATTATACTAGCACCAACGTTAGCATTATCAGCTTGTCTACCAGATGCAATACTAGCGGCTAAAGTTGTATTAGCCGTATTCGCATCAATTCTAGCGGAACCAACGTTAGCTTGATATGCGGATGTTACAGATATAACAGCCGCACCAGTATTTGCTTGTGCATTACTATAAATTGTATTTGAGTAATCTAATGGATCAAGTCCGCGCAATGTGATTACATTCGTAACTAGATTTGCGCTTAGTGTTGCAACTCTTGTGTTTGCAATATCAATAATATTAGTTGGTTCAATATTTGTTTGCAGATTATCAAACAAGTAATATTTGCCATCAGAGAATTTGCGAATCAAACCTGTGTGATTGTTTGGCGTATTAGCGTAGTGACCAATGAAACCAATATCCAACAAATCTGATTGATTTTCTTTACCTAATTGGATAAGAGTGTCTGAAACACTCAATGAGGTAACATTAAGTGTTGTTGTAGCTCCAGTAATAACTAAGTTACCCGAAACTGTCAAGTCACCAGTAATTGTACCACCAGCTTTTGGTAATGCGGCATTTGCTGTGGTGTATGCTAAGTTAGCTTGAGAGAAAGCAGAGTTGCCTCTATCATATGCGGCATTAGCTTGATTTCTTACCCAAGTATCTACAGCATTGTTTGCGGCATTAAAAGCAAGATTAGCCTGATTAAATACATTAGTTATGTTATTGGATAAAGTAATTACACTTGCGCCAACGTTAGCTTGCGAAACTGTTTGATATGCTAGTAGTCCAGCGCCTACGTTTGCTTGATATGCTGATGTAACAGTAATAAGTCCAGCACCTACGTTTGCTTGGTAAGCTGAAGTAACAGTAATAAGTCCAGCACCAACGTTTGCCTGTCCTGCTGTTACTGCTGAGTTAGCGGCATCATATGCGGCATTAGCTTGATTTCTAACCCAAGTATCCACAGCATTATTAGCAGCCGTAAACGCTAAGTTGGCTTGAGCAAATGCAGAAACAGCAATACCAACACCAGAGTTTGCTTGTGCGTATGCTAAGTTAGCTTGTGCAAAAGAACCGTAAGAAGTATTTGCTTGATTGAATGCTAGATTGGCTTGATTGAAAGCATTGAGCGCAATGTTAGCAGTAGCCGATGATGATACGGAAGGTGCGCCAGTTGTTGATTGAAAAACAAAATCAGATGCGCCGGAGATTACAATCTGCCCACCATTATTTCCAATAACAATACCATCAATGTTGATTGAACCTGGACCGACAAACAAATCTTTCCAACGATTTCCAACTGAACCTAAACTATAAACATTATCTGTTGTTGGAGTTACATTACCAGTTACAATTACATTACCAGAAATTGTGCCGCCAGCAGAATTGAATTTTGTATTAGCTGTACTATAGGCCGTATTTGCTTGAGCGAATGCTGAGTTTGCTCTATCAAACGCTAAGTTTGCTTTTGTGAATGCAAATTGGTCTAACTGCGCTGATTCTAAAGCAAGAGAAAAACCACCAGCTGTTGTGCCATCATGGACAACAACTGTTTTCTTATCTGTGTCAACGGTAATCTCAGCCACTGCTCCAGTAAATGTTGCAGTTTGGGCTGTATTTCCTCTTCTTAACTGTAATTGCGTTGGCATTTAATATCCTTAAATTATCAATCTATTTATGTTACGTTAAATAGCCAAGGTCTTTTTCCAAGTAAAAGCCTTCGGGTGTTACTGGATTATCTGAACAATCATAAACTGGTCCAGCCAGTTCTCCTTGTATGAATGTATTATCTGAAACGAGAGCAACCAAACTTTCAGTAACAAAACCATAAGGCGCAGTTGGAAAATAATCTGATGAAGAAGTTCCTCCTCCAACAGAAACGGTATTAGCATAATCATATGCGGCTTGTGCTAAACCACTAGCTGAGTTTGCTTTATCAAAAGCCAAATTGGCTTGTCCAAATGCTGAATTTGTTCTTCCCGTAACAACAATTAGTCCAGCACCAACGTTTGCTTGTCCAGTTGTTACTGCGGAATTGGCTGCATTGTATGCTAAGTTTGCTTGTGCAAATGCTGAGTTTGAAACATTACTAATTCTTGTGGTGACATTACTTGTGATTTCACCGGCAACAATATTATCGGTAGTTAAAGTTTTTGTTGTTTTATCAAATTTTAGATTTGCTGATGCGCCAAATGCACCAGAATCATTAAATTGAATTTCTTGATTTAGTCCAGTAGGCTCAGTTATAACATCAAATAAAATTGCGGTATTTGTTTGATTACCATAATACAGTTTACCATCGGCATAGTTAATAGCCAATTCGCCCGGCGATAATGTAGTTGGTGTATTACCTGATGCGCCTGAATTTTTTAACTGAATTAGTGTGTTTGCCATTTACCGAATCTTAGAATGTTCCGCCAGATTTTACAATATCATCATCAATTGGAAGAACTGGTTCTTCAACAGCAATCTCTGGAGTATCAGGTTGAACAACTTCACCAAGTTTAACTTTTTTAAGTTTGTTTGCAGGAACTACAGTTTCCAATCTTGCAACATATTTAGTGAGTTCTTCAATCCGATTATTGTTTTGCATTAAAACATTTTGGGATTCACTCTTAGCGGTCAACACATCTTGTTGTGCAGATTTTAATTGCCTCATGTAGTCATTGACTGCATTTTGCAATCTATCTTTTTCTTGTTTCAAAGAATCATTATTTCCGGAAGAACTTTTTAGATTATCTCGTTCGGTCGTTAGTTGATTTATAACTTTATCTTTTTCAACAAGTTGAGATTGATATGTTATATTCGCTTCAGAAACTTCTTTTAACCTTCTCACAGAATCTTCTGCTTCTTGTAAACTATTCTTATTTACTTCAATTTGTGCTTGAAACATTAAATTCTGCTTGACAACTTCCATAAAATTGCCAAGCAAAACTTCTACATAAGCATTTTGTAATCTCACATCCATAATAAAATCCTTTCATTATAATTTAGAATGTTCCACCATTTAGGTGTGCAAAAGTTGGTGCTCCAGATGAGTTAATTTGTAATAAGTGACCTTCGGTCGGTGAAGTCAAAGCAGACAATGCACCAGTTGTTGATGATGTATCAGAAACAATAACACCCTTAATTGAGAATGAAGATGCTCCTGAACCACCTCTTGCAATACCTAATGTACCAGAAACAACTGCGCTTGTATCAATATTGATTGCAGTATTGCTTACACCAGAAACACGGCCTAATGCATCAGTTGTAACAACAGGAACATAAGATGCTGAACCATAAGTTCCTGCTGTGCCCGTATTTGCTAATGTCTTGATTGCAGTACCATCATAGAATACTGCCGCACCAGTTGTGTAAGAATCGTTGTTTGTACCGCCTCTTGCAATTGATACTTTGCCAGATACAATATTAGATGCATCAATTTGAATTGCACTATTTGTAATAGCTGACACACGACCATATGCATCCGTGGTAACAATTAATGTATTAGATGCTGAACCATATGCTCCTGCAGTGCCTGTATTAGCAAGTACTTTTAATGAGTTTGTTCCATCACCAACTAGAATACTACCAGTCGCAAATGTGCCTGCGCCAGTACCACCGTCAACAACACCAATAGTATTAGCAAGAGCGGAAATCATACCGCCAGTTAAGTTGGCTCTCAAGGTAGCAGTATTAGCAGCCGTTACTGAACCTGTAGCAAGAACGTTTGATGTTGGATCAGTATTTAAATTTTTGAACAAGAAGAAGTCATTACCAGTTCCTGCTCTACGAACAAGACCGTGATGAGTTACTTCTGTGCCTGTATTTGCTTTGCCATAGAAACCAATATCTAGAACATCGCTTACTGTGTTATTTGCGCCTAGTCTAATTAAAGAGTCTGCTGTTGATATTGTTGTAGTATCCACTGTTGTGGTATTACCAGCAACAAACAAACTTCCTGTTAATGACAAGTCGCCGGAGATAAATTGATTTCCAGAATTTCTAAGAACAGTATTATCAACATTAACAAGTACTGTATTGTTTGCATCAACAGCATTGGTACTGATACCGCCGTTTAGACTGCCCTTGATTGTTAGTGTATCGGAGATTAGAGATAATGTTCCTGGAGCCGCACCAACATCGCCCGAGAAGTTTAGTGTAGAAGAAATCGGAACGTTAGCCGCGTATGTTACACGACCTTTTGTGTCTACAGAAATTACTGCGGCATTTGTTGCACCACCATAATTTCCAGCAGCCACACCAGAGTTGGAAAGAACTAATGGAATATTAGCGTTTACTGTGCCATTAACTGAAACGATACCTGTTGCATCACCAGAAACACCAATATCTCTAGCGGTAAACCACTTATCTGCGCTTGTAGCATTGCCATAAATGCTACCTACAACATTAGCTGTAATGTAATTGAATGATGCATTACCTGTGGTATCTCGCTTAACAAGAACGTTTGCTGTCGCGGCTGAGGCTGCGGCATCAATTTTATCGGTATATGCTTTACCACCAATGGCTACAACGCCGGTTCCATCATCAATCCAAAGAGTGCTTGATACGTTGGAATATGCTGGTTCCGCTACATTGAGTGTAGGCGGTTTGTTGGTTATGCTGGAATATTTTAGTTGAATTACTGTATTTGCCATTATCGTTCCTTAATTGTGGAATCTTCTTATTATTCTATTTATGAATTTGGTAAGTCAAAAAAACCCACCATTTATTCTAGGAACTTGCACACTTACATTTCCAAGTTGCTGATTTTCAAATTTTCCTGTGCTGGAGACATATGTAATAATGTCGCCTTCCTCCGCTTGGTCAATAGCAGTATCAAACAATTCAACTAAACCAACATTAGGTTTAGGTGTAAACTTTGGATCTGCAATTGTTGTTCTTTGATTTGGACGAACAGCAACTTTACCAATCACTCCTGGAGTATTGATTCTAGCTGTAACCATAATTACCTCGTAACTGAAGGTAGAACCGTCACAATTCCTTCAACAACTCTTGTTACTACAGATGTTGGAGATGTAATAATTACATCATAAACATATCGGCCTGGTGTTAATGCCGCAGTATTAGCCGCCGACACATTAAGAGTTACTTCACCATTTGCTGTGCCAGTTACTGTGGATGTAATTGTTGTTGCACTTGTTGAATAGTATGATTTACGCATCATGGAGTTTGCAGTATAACCATAAAGATTAATTGCGGCTCCAGCTGTATCTTCAACATTAATTGTAGTGTTGAATGTTGCGCCTTGTTCTATAACGATTTCTGAAAATGCGGCCATCTTATTTCTTCTTTAATTCGTCAACTTCATCTTTCAAATCTTTGAATGATTTAATCAATTCTTTAATAGATTCAATCAATAAAGGAACAAGTTTATCATAATGTACAGTTAAATATTGGTCATCTATTGGAGCAGAAACAACAACTTCAGGAAGAACTGCTTGAATTTCTTGAGCGGATACACCAACTTCTCTTTTTAATTCATATCCTAAATCTTGCGCTATTTCATTGGGCTCATAATAGAATCCCGAAATGGCTGCAATTTTAATAAGAGCATTTTCAATATTACCCAATCTCGTTTTTAATCTATCATCAGAGTAACCAGCAGTTATGGAGCCAGTTGCACGAATGTCTCCTGTTCCTGCCGCGGCTGGAGTGCCAACACCAAGAGAAGTCATTTGATAAGCTGTGTTGGTAATTGTTCCTGATGGTCCTGTTGCCCCTTGAGCACCTTGGGCTCCCTGAGCGCCTTGTGCCCCGGTTGGTCCTGTTGGTCCCGTTGGTCCTGTTGGTCCAGCGGGACCCTGTGCGCCTTGAGGTCCTGTTGGTCCTGGACCGCCATTTGATCCTGCTGGTCCTGTTGGTCCTTGTGCGCCTTGTGCGCCAGTGGGTCCTTGAGGTCCCGTTGGTCCTTGGGCTCCTTGAGCGCCTTGTGGTCCTGTTGGTCCTGTTGGTCCTGTTGGTCCTTGAGCGCCCAAATTGCCTGCTCTAGAATATTGAACCATAACGAGGTCGCCACTACTAAATGTTCCTGCGCCAGAAACATAAGTCAAACCAACTTTATAGTAACCAGAGGCTGCTGTTGATGATGCAATAGCAAAAACTGCAAATTTTGTAGTTGATGCACCAAACACGGAAAATCTTAGGTGACCTTTTACAGTATTGGTTGAATCGCCATATGTGGACAATATTCCTGTAATTGTTTGTGCATATGTGTCCAAATTATCCATGTATGCAAAAGTTGCTGATGCAATCGTTGCATTATTAAATTTAATATTACCATTACCTGGATCAGAATCATCAACAGCAGTAGCAAAGTTTTGTGCGACAACAACCGCGGCACCAGAATTCAAAACATTTGCTGTAACTTGTGTATTGACATATCTAACGACACTTGTATTAGCAACATCAACATAATTTCCCATGTTGGTATTAGCAACATCAACATAATTTTTTAAATTAGTATTTGCGTTATCAACATAGTTCTTCATTAACCATGAAGATGCAAAATCATTATTACTTACCGTTGAAGTGCTTATGGTAATTAGATTTGCAGTAAGTATTTTAGAATACGTTGTGGTAGCATCCGAGTTGAATATGTCTCGGATTTGCCAGTTATTAGCAGAGGCACTCCAACGAATATATGCATTTGCGTCTGAATTTGAAAGACCATTATGACCAGAAACACCACCAATTGTATTTCCTCTCCAGACGCCAAAATATCCAGCGCCAGTAGTTGTTACTGGCGCTGCCGTGCTTATAGTTAAAATATCCGCATCATAAACAATACTACCATTTAGTATGAAGTTTCCATCTACTGTTAAAGAACCACCAATTGTTGCATCGCCGCTGCCGGTTATTTCAAAAGATGATGCTGTTAATGTACCAACATCAGTCTTACCGGATACTAAAGACCCAGCATACACCATACCTTGAGTATTTACATTTCCTGCAATAACATTACCGCTGATGTTAGCGGAAGTAGTTGCGCTTGTTATTCTTAAACTGTCTGCCACAACTGAACCAGAAGCGACTAAGTGGGCAACATTTGCGTTTGCTGTTATTCTTGCATTATCAGCTACAACGGATGTTGAATTTAAATTGCCTGTAGTTGTGTTATTGGTTATTCTAGCGCCGTAGGATACAACGGAATTAGCCGCTATAATGTGTTCTACGGTTACATTATTACTAAAACGACCATTGTCAGCAACAACAGAATTTGCTGTTGTTAAATTACCAACTGCTGTATTTCCAATAACAGTTAAAGTTGTGCCAACATAACCACTATTTGCTACACCTAAATATCCTGCGTTTGCTGTACCAATAACAACTACGTTTGAATTTACTGTTACATTATTTGCTACAATAGTGTTTTTAATAACAACACTGCCGTTAGAAATTATATTATTTGCAACATAAAGTGCCGTTGCGCTACCGTAGATATAAACTGTATTTCCAACAGAAAGATTGCCCGATTGAGCTACTTCTGATCCTAAAACAATATCTTTACCGACCGTAAGTTGAGTGCCAATTAGAGCATTATTTGAAACTTGAAGCGGAGTTCCTTGAGCGGTAATGGATAAAACTGCGGTACATGCAATATTAAGAGAACCAGCATACTTATCATAATTTCCGGTTTCTATTTTATTAAGTTCGCCGGCAGATTGATTCGTCTGAATGCGCCATTCATCAATCGTATTTGTTCGTGTAATGTTATTAATTGACATTATTCTTTACTCTGTTTCAACAATGCGTTTAGTAGGGACTTAATTTCCTTCATATCCGAAGACAATTCTTCCACTTGATTCTTCAAGTTATTTATCTCGTTATTTTTGCCATTCATCCTATCAGCAAGTTTTTTCCTTGCTTCATTTTCAATCAATGCATTCCGCCCCGTCATCAACAGGGCGTTTGTGCCAGTATCTTTAATAAAATTGGTACCTTCAACTTTCACAAGCATGATTACTCTGCTGGAGTTGCGATGATACGCAAATCCTTAACACTTGGTACAATTGCTGGATCACTGGATGTCAATACGACTTTGATAGCAAAAGTCTTAAACGAATCATATGTTACACCATTTATTCCGGCATATGTAATTGCATTTGTTGTGGCTGATGGGCGAAACTCATATTCGCGGAATGTTTCGTTATCAGGCGATGATGTTACAGTAGGATTAATACACACCATTTTTTGATATGGTCTATCTTTAAATGGAGTTGCATCACTATCTGATAACACTTTATAGAATACCGAAACTTCCGAAGATCCAGGTTTGTTTGCGCCAAGGAATACACGTAAATCACCAGCATCATACCCATCAGCCAATTTAACCGGCTTGGTAATGTACCGTGCTTGACATGGACCACCAGAAGAATCATATTCGCTATTCAATACAATTGTTGCTGGAGTTGTTGGATGTGTATAGTAAGAAATTTCAAAGTCATCCAAATAACCAGAACCTGGCGATGTTACATAAACTGCAATAACATTACCATTTGCGTCAACAGTCACGTTAGCATTTGCTCCTGTGCCGGATGAACTTGTGATTGTAATTACGTTTGCATTACTATATCCTCTACCAGGATTTATAATTGTAAAATCTTCAGAATTGATTTCTGCATTATCAACGTAGTTTTCCCATATATTTACAGAAGCGGCTTCCATTGAGAATATTGGAGAAACTGCATCGCTTGTTGTAGTCATTTCCAATTTCAATGTAAAATCATTCGCATTGAACATTTTCTTTCTACGATATCCAACTTGATACAAATCATCATTAGAGAAGTTGTATGTTTGTCCCGAAGACAATGTTCTGAATGATGATTCTTTTGTTCCTGAAATCGTAGTCGTTGTGATGCTATGCGTCAAAGATGTAACTTTTGCATCTGGTATAATTGGTTTTGTAAGCAATCTTAATTTGTCATAGTTTGTGCTAGTTGGCAATGCTTGATTTCTCAAGTAATATGTCGCAGTACTATTCGGTGTGAAAACACAACGATTTAATCTAAACATCAAGTCTTCATTAATAAACGGAGTCCATTCTGCGGTATTCTGTGATTTATACAAAGTGCCCATGTATGGTTGTTTATCCACATACTCATTATTGGTAGTTGTTCCACCCTTTTCAGCTTCCCAAACAATATAATCTTGAGTATCAGCTAAAACAATTAACGCATATTGACCAGGTTTTAAATATACTGGGAAACTAAATTCAAAATTCGTAGATGTGCTTGAATCAGTAACACTTGGCGTTTCCGATATATTAATTTGTGATGGATATTTTGTTACCACGGATTCTGGATACCAGTAATCTGAAGATGGAAATCCATTTACAGTTGGGCGAACTTGTAGTGTCACTGGCAAATTGCCATCATCTTTTGCTTTAAAGAATAAATCAACACTACTTAAAAACAAACCTTGTGGATACACAGTTGGGTCAACAAAGAATGTTTGAGCAAGAGGATCGGTTCCTCCTACAACAAATGTTGATAATAATTCTTGTCCAGCGGCTACTGAACCAACTAGTCTATCGGAAGTTTGTATGCCAACAATTCTTCTATCAACATCAACATTTAATACCGTATCAACAAGAGTTGTTTTGTTTACAGTTAAACCAGTTGCATTGTATGTTTTGTCGGAGAATGAAATTGAATCTGCATCATATGTATTATTAAAAGATTCAGTAACACGGAAGTTTCTTTCACCTGAACGGAATGTTGCTTTTGGCATATAGAATGCACCACCAGCTTGTCCAAGTTTGTTAGACATATTTGTGCCAAAACTATAAACATATGTTCCACCAACATAAGCAGTTGCTCCACTTACTGTAGCAACCTTTGTGCTGGTATCGTATGCTGTTACGGTGAATTGTGCTCCAACTCCTTCAAATGATGAAGTTGAACGAATAATAGTAATCGTATTTCCAACTATGCTGTAAGCTGGCGCATCAGAAGCAAGAGTGATAGTTGTAGCTGTAACACCTCTTGTTACACCGGAACGATGGTCAGTCACGGAACTTACTGTATAGTATTTACCGCTATCCAAACCATAAACATATTTACTAGAAAGTGGCTTACCAGTTTCATTAATAATAGAGACATTGGCTGAACCGGGCTCACTCACAACAACAAATCCAGCATCAAAAGAATTTCCACCAGATAACAGACTTACTAAGTTTGCGGTCAAGTCTGCAATAGTATTTGCTGTGAGAATTGATTCACCCGAAATCAAAGTTGTATTAGCATTCAATGTAACTTTGTTTGGCACTACAATGTATTTGTTAACATCGGTATTATCAAAGAAAGAATACATTACTGTTGAAGGTCTCATTCCATCAGAAGCAAAAAGAATTTGCTTTGACTTCATGTATGGTTGAATAGCTAAGTCTGTAACAAAAGTTCCTACATCCACTTGTGATGTTGAAGTTGTAATTTGTTTTTGATTTAGTTCTGCGCCCTTGGTCAAATAAGTGTTATCATTAACGGCCGCATAAACACCAAAAGTTCTTCCTCCCAAACCAACCGTGGTTTGTTTTGTATAATCAGTTTCTTTGAGTGTTTTATACCACTTACTATCGGCGATTTGTGCAAAAGGACTATTTCTATCATCAGCCCATTGTTTATTGTTGTCTGCGACATACTTAAATGCATCATTGATAAAGTTGAAAGCATTATCAATACCCTGTGTTGAGTTTAAAGTAACTCTTGCTGTAGAACCAGTATCAACATCTCCAGTAAATTCTGGGAACAATTTTGTTTTGCCTTTGAAGTTAGCAAAAGTTGCATCAGCAATAGCTAATGATTTTGTTGCATAAGGTTGTTTTGCAAATTCAGTCGTGCTATAAGAAAGCATTAACGCTTTTTTAGTACCAGCACCGACAATTTTTGTTGCGCCAGTGCTTAATGATGTATTAGCTTCCAATGCAACAGTTCTCATTAGAGAAGCTGGATATAATCTTCCCGCATCAATCAAGTTTCTATTATCATAATCCACGTCCGAGAATGTGGCTTGTGAATCTTTTGATGTAAAGTTATCAACAAGAATACCATATTTTGAACGCTCTAGACCATTGTTATCCAGAATTTTTGTTGAGGCTGCATCCTTTTCCAATGTTGTCAATGCAACATAGTACTCTAGTCCACGAATTCTATCCTCAAATGCTTGAATGTCACTCATCGTATATCTGCGGTGATTCTTAAAGTCTGCGCGGATATCCTTAACACTTTCGGTATATGCTGGAATATACAAAGTATAAATCAACATATCTTTTTTATCAACTGGAGGAGGAACTGGAACAACGGCTGATTGTCCCTTTAGTACTCCAATTTCTCTAGAAGATTTAACTACAACTTGGTCAATTCTCGGCAAGAAATAATCATAATCCATTGTGATATTTTCCAATGGCTCAGGATTCAATGCTCCAGACAACGATGTTCCACCCACAGCTTTGTATGGTCTAAAGTCAAATGCGCCTCTTAAAGAAATAAGTTTTTTATCTTCTATATTATCAAACTTGGAAATATCTGAATAAGAAATATTTGAACCTTTTGAGTACGAATCAACATCAAATAATCCTGCAAATACGGACAAGTTTTTGAAGTACCTATATTGTACAAATACTTTTCCTACAGGCGCAGAATATCCACGTTTCAATTTAATTGTTGCGTGGTCATAATGAGTTTTACGTTGACCATTATCAAACTCATAGTATGATGTAATATCATTAGATGAACTTGTCAACATAGCAGAGGTAACATTTGATCCTGTGTTTCTAGAATCATAGATGCCAATGATTTCATACACATCAGGAACTTGCAAGCTAACTACTTTTCCTGGTGTTCTTAAATCTGTTAACACAGCGCCGCTATCAAAGTTGGTTGCGCCGATACTTTTGAATACCGCACCACCTGAAAAATATGTTACTTCGCCGGATGTATTTGCTGAATATAGAACAGTTGTTCCTTCAGTTCCAGCAGTATTCATTTCATAAGGAATCAATGAATGTAAATCTGTTCCGCCTGTAATTGGTACTAATTGTTTACGCTTTGTGACACCAGTTGAACCATCTTCTGCGTTATTGATTTTTGTAGTTACAAGCAAATCAACTTTAATCGCTTCGGCAGCTTTCAAATCAACTTCAAATGATGATGTTGAAACTGAGGTAATTGTGAAGTTATTATTTGATAAGCTAATTGCTGTATTAGGAACAATACCATATTGAACATTACTCGCACTATCTGAACGAACAAAACAAATCATGTTATTCAGAATCAATGAATCCGAAATTGTTCCTGATCCAGTTGAGAATGAAAAAGTGTCTGAGCCTGAAGCGGTTACAGTAAATTTACCACCAGATGTTGTACCCGTATATTTCTTTCTTACTTGAAAATCCATATTGCTAATTGTATTAGCTTTAATCGCCTCATATGGAGTTTCAAAAACAAGACTTGTTCTCACGGGTTCACTAATAGAAACAAATCCTGTAGTTGAATCTTTTGAGTCTGTATCAACGTTGCCCGCAAATTGAATGTATGTTCCATCACTTATAGCTAATGATTCTGCATTTTTAATGTCAGATTGAATTGTAAACGTATTTGAGTCCGGTTTAAAAGTCAATGCTGTGGACAAAGTAATGTGTGTAGCATTTGAGGTTGTAATCAGAATTGGCGATAATGAAGAACCGGCACCATTTGTAATCTGGAAATACATATTTGCATATGCATTTGATGGCAAAGCATTGTTGAATGCTGTAGGAATTACAATAGAAGTTGAAGAAGAATCGGGTCCAGATAGTGTTCCTGTAATTGGAACAGTATTAGCACCAAATGTATTTACAGTAAATGTGTGAGTATTACCAATGTCCGAATTGTATGCATCATTATAGCGAATCATGTTTGCATAAATTGTACCAATTTTGGTAGAATTATATGTCGCAGTTGTTGATAAACTTATGTTTGTAAATGGAACCGAATGGATATCCAAAGATGGGAATGAAGTAATATCAAGTGTGCCGCGAACATTCGCTAGAACCAAACTACTTTCATAATTTGTTGGTAAATCAAAACTTGAAACATTTGAAACATCTCTTGCTCTATCAACCGAAATAATTGTTGGAGCAATCGTTTCAAACTCATAACCACTCACATACGCTTTACCTGGATCTAAAATTACACTAAATTTACCATTAGCTGTATCCCCTTCTTCAAGAGAAATAACAAATGGATCTACAGTATAGTTTCCAGATTCATCATGGGTGCGGCGAGCTAAAGTTTTTTCAATTTCACTATAGATTGGATAGTCAATTTCTTTTGTTTTTACGCCATTAACAAGACGAACAATTTCAAAGAATGTTGAAATATCAGCAGAATCTAATGTTCTCTTTGCTAGAGAAGTTTGAATTGCAAAACGTTCAGCTCCTGGTGCTTGATAGTTAAATGCGCCCTGTGCTGGATCCAACAATGATGTATCATCAACTTCATCAACAATGGTTTCGGTAAATTCAATACCGATTTTGTATGATGGGTTTAAATTAATTGTTGATGTGTTATATCCTACACGATAAAAAATTTCAAGAATAAGATATTGTGGAACTACTTTTACAAATTGTCCTTTAAAATAATATATACCTTCTTGTAATTTGGCAATGTAAGAACCACCAACAGCCAATGTGGATCTTAATTGAGCATAAATTTCTTGACCGTAAACACGAATTTCGTCCGATTCGGAAAATCTTTCGCCACTTAAATATTTTAAAATAAGAATAGGATTTGCAGTTGATGTGTCAATTGCAATAACTTTTGCTCTAATTATTTTTGATGAGTTATATGAAACGACAGTCTTGTTTAGGAATTGCGTAGCATCAACGTCCAAGTTATTGTATTGAGCAGACAAGACTACATAATTTGCTTTAGTATCTAAAGAAACTTTACCACCAACAATTGGACTACCACTCTTAAAGATGTGATTGCCAAATTTTTCAATTTGATTTGATAATATGGTTTGTAATTGAGTCAACTCACGGGCTTGCACCGAGTATCCAGGACGAAACAAAACACGCATGAAGTTTTTATCTTCATCAAAATCATCATAATATGGATCGTAGTTAAAGGTAGCAGTCATTTATTCCTCGTTTAGAAACTCAAAATGAAACGAATTCGTTCGGTTTGGGCTGGGTCTCTTGTAATTGGTAACTTATCTGATATGTATAATATCTTTCCAGAGTACAAATCAAGAGTGGGATTTGTTATGGAATTTACAATACGAATAGCGCCGGTTTGTAGGCCTCTAATGGCTTGATTTGTTTGCAATGTTCCACGAACATTGTTTAGATACAATAAGTTTGGCGTTTCGCTAAATGAAATTACATCAGCAGTAAATGTTGCACTTGCGTATGTTGTTCCTTGATAAACAACTTCATCGTTGTTAAAGTCGCCAACGCCGGGCGAAACTTTAACAAGAGTGTATAGAGAATATGTTTGTGCGGTAGCTAATGCTGTTGTGCCATATTTGTATGGATTTCTTAAAAGCACAACTTCACGAAAATCATTATCAACGGGTAATACTCCACCCTCATCTTGGTCAAATTCCACATTAAACATAATTGTGGAACCACCCAACTCATAAGTCGGCTCATATCCATGCCCATTATGTGGCGCAATTGAAACTTCAGCCGTCGCCGATGTTCCTGTGCCACCACTAACATCAGTAAAAGTTAGATTTGCATAAGTGTAATAATTTCCGCGATTTTGAATAACTATATTTTGTACTTTACCACCAGAAACATTTGCTTTTAATACAGCACCTGTTCCATCACCTTCAATTGTAATAATGTTTTGTACAGTACCGAGAGTATAATTATTACCAGAATTTGTTACAGTCACAATATCAATTGAGCCTGGTTCGGCGGCGGCTCGTACAAACTTATTTACAGATACTGGCATCCAATCATCGGTTAGAAATTTTTGTTTTTGTGTAGATGTTAATGTGTACATGTACTTCCATTTGTAAAAATCGGAAGTCTCAACGTACGGTTCTTCTAGTGAAGTTGTTGATAGTGTTAATTCTGGTGATACCGTAGATGCAGTACCAGGCGCAACATTTGAGAGACACTTAAAAACTTGATCCTTTGAATTTATTATATAAAAGTTTGTAGTTGATTGATATGTATTATATACTGTATTTGCTGTCCAATTATTTCTAGGAATAACAAGAGAAGCATTTTCCAGAGATATTTGTTTCGCAAGAACACCATATTTGTAGAAATTGTTTATATCAGATTCCGATTCAGATGGCGATCCTGCTACTTCGGTTCCTGAATTCCATGGTAAATGTCTGCCAAAAAAGGCATACATATAAGATTTTTTAGCGGCGGGCAAGTATGCATTTGCTCCCAAGTCCAACTGGTTGTAGACTTGTTCTGCCATCAAAATTTTGAAATTTTTAGTTAAGAGTGCTGACATGTTTCTATTTATCTAACTTTTTGAATGGTTGCGCTCAAATTGCTGCCGTTTGATGTAAATATGCTATCAGCAAATATGGTATTTGCATTTCTAGAATTTGCCCTAATTGTAGCCGTATAAACCAAATTAACAGTCGCTGAAGTTGATGTTACATTAATTATAGTGTCTAGTATAGCAAAAGAGGAATTGGTGACTTCTTTAATCGTTACTGTATTTCCAGTGGAAAGATAAATTGTATCTCCATCTTGTAAGTCATTTATGAAGTTGACACTATTGGCTGAACCAAAGAGGATGTTTGATCCAGAAACAACATTAACTGTATTCTGCAATCTTTTGTGGACATTTGATAGAAGGATTAAATCGCCAACATTAACTGTAGATTGAAGATTCGCACTTGCGTTTGTGGTAATAATTTTATTTAAACCATTGGCAATATTGTATGTATCCGCAAGAGAAGTAATTGTTATGAAGGCCGATGTATTAATTTGATTCAATATTTCCGAATTATCATCAATTTTAGTAATAAAAGTTTTTGTTCCAACTGGATGAACAATGTCATTTAATGGTTTCTTAAACTTAGAATAGTCAGTTTGTGATTTAATAACATAAGAAAAGTTATGATACTTTTCACCATCTTGCAATTTCTTATCCGCGCTAATTTGTCCATCAGTATTTAAGTAAATACCAGGATAACGAATCAAACCATTTTCAAAATTTGCTGTAGCTTTAGCATTACCGTCGCCATAGAATAAGAATGATGTTACATTTCCGGTAACTGTGTCATCATCCGACTTGATAATTTTAGTTTCATCAAAAACACCACGATAATTAAATATTCTAAGCGTTGAAGTTTCAAAATTATAAGAATCTACTGTTGCGCTAAATGAAGAACTAATGTTTGATGTGCCTTGATAAATTGAGGTATTTGAAACGAACAATTGTCCTTCCGTAACACCATTCAATACTATGTCTGCATTTCTCAACGATATTAGTGGAGCTTCAACATAATCATATCCAAAACTGCTAATTCTTAATGATGTTATTGCGCCAATTCTTGATGTGGTTAGTCCGTACTGTTCACCATCACCTGTTATTTCAGCAATCGTCAGATTAGCATTCGTACCAGAAACTGATTGAACATTAATTGATGGTAATGAATCTCTCCTATATCCTTCACCGCCAATAACAAATGCGTTTGATGAATGGTTATTCATTGTAACGGAAGTAATTATTCCTCCGGAAACGCTTACGAATGCATTTGCACCATAACCAGAACCGCCGGTAAAAATTAAAATATCGCCGTTAGAATATCCAGTCCCGCCACTGTTAACTGTTATTCTTCCAAGTGATCCAAGTTTAGATAAATCATTTCTAAGAATTTTATAAACGGACACATTTGTTAAGTCATTAGGAAATTCTTCAGCGAAATACAAATTATTCGTATCAACTGAAGAAACTTCACGAATTGCTTCAAATTTGTTATTGATAAACAATCTAACATAGTCGCCAGCTTCAAAAGAAACTGTTAAGTTTTGCGTAGTATCGCTTATGAGATATGTTCCTTTTACAATATTTCGTGCGGTGCATACTAAAATATCATCATAGTCTTCATTGTAAAAACTGTAAGTTTCAACGGTTGGCTTTTGACGATAACCACCACCCGAACCGTCAATTACAACGAAAGAAATTGGAAAAACGGTGAATGCATCAAATGTTGTTGCATTTGATATTGTCACATTTTCAATATTTGCAATATTCGGTCTTAGTCCGTGTAATGTTTGGACGGACATATTTGAAACATTTATTAATCTTGAAACTGATGTGTCTAAAAGATTAATTGAGGCTTTTGCTTCTGTGCCAAAAGCTGTGTTAGCAAAACCACCTTTGAAGTCAATGATTGATGAATTGAGATTTATTACGGGATCTCTAAATCCAAATCCACTTTTTTCAACAATGATATCTGTGATACCACCTTTTGTTACCACTCCAACATGTGCAACCGCACCAACTGGAGTATTTGCAACAGGATTTAAACCACCAACAATACTAACTGGATCTCCAATATATGAAGGAATTACGTCCGGATCGTATGCATTATAAAAAAGACCTCTATTTAGTGGATTAATTTTTATCTCTGATAGTGCGCCAATCAAGCGCCCACTAACAGTAACATTTAGACCAGTATCTACATCAACATATGTTGATGTTATTCTCTCGCCAGTGGCGAACAATCTTTTAACATTTGAAACATAAATTTCCGTATATGTAATACCAAGTTGACGGTCAACAGATTGAATTACTTTTTCAACAAGTGCTGTAGCTTTTGATGTTTCGCCGGTAATTAAAGTTTTTGCGATGTTAAAAATATTGTTATCATCAGTATCAATTCTAAGTGCTAAAGGCAATACCCACTTACCATCCGATGCTTTTAGAATATCTTCTTTTGGATAGTAGATATCAATATTTTCATTATACAATGCTCTAAAAAGAAACTTAACTGACTCTTGTGTTCCGCTGGATCTATAAAATTGAGTGACTAGTTTTAAAAATAGTCTTTTGTCGGTTACAATATCTTGAGGAAAATAAGGAGCTAAATCTTTTTTTAATTGTTCAATGTAATAGTCATCGGAACTATCAATATCATTTGCATTGCGTAATGCATCAATTTCATAGGAAACGCTATCTGTAGTTTCCAGCCATTCATAGTATTTCTCTAAGAATGTGACAAATTTTGGATAGTCACTTCTTACGAAATCTGGTAAC